TCCATCATGAATTTATTAAATTTTTTTAATGGAACAAAGTTCTGAATGAAATCTGGAATGTGATCACCAAAGCCGAGTGATTGTTCTGGAATAGGTTCTTCAGCCCCAGTAACTTTCCTAATCTTGCTGATCAATCTATTCTGTTTCATGCAAAGTTCCTCATTTTTTGTTTACGATACTCTGGATCATCATTCATACGACTACCGAATTCGGTGTCATCCATTACAGGAACATCATCGTCCTTTCTGTTCTTCTCGTCGATGATACCTTCTTGGGCGCTTTCTTCAACATCGTATAGTTTCATTTTTGGTCTATCAACACCAATAACGAATTTCTTGTAGTAATTAAGATCATTGTATCTATTCTTCAGCTGTTTTACCATAATCTGATTAAGAGATTCAAGTTGTTCGTTCGAAATAAGAGCGAACATCATATCACAGGTAGCAGGCAGGCCAAAAGACTCAGAAGTGTTTGTGAGATCGATATCGCTGTTATCATATCCACCTCTGTTTGTTTGGGTTGCTGAAATAATTGGAACATCAAACTCAATTGCAAGACCCCTCAATTCTTCAGCAATAGTCTTGACCAAGGTATATGAATTGATTCCAGTCATATTCTTGATCCTTGAACTGGTACAGATATTAAGGTAGTCGATGTAGATAATATCAGGCTTGAAGTTCTTCTTTAGCTCAAGCTCATTCAGAAGATGTCTGAAGTTTGCAGAACCAACAGATGTGGTAGGGTATTCTTTTATAATCAGTTTACCATCAGTTTTTTTCTTGATCTTGTTTATTCGTTTAATATAAGAATCTTTTGGAAGCTCATGAAGCTCGTCAACCGTGATATCAAGGATGTTTGCATCAATCCTTTCGGCAATACGTTCTTCTGCCATCTCAAGCGTGATGTATAGAACGTTCAATCCCTCTGAAAGATTGTTAGCAGCACAGTGGCACATGAACAAGCTTTTACCAACACCTGTTGACGCCATGATAATGTTCAATGTTTTCTTAGACAAGCCACCTTTCGTAATCTTGTTGAAGAAAGAAAGATCAAACTTGATCTTGTTTTCAACTAGATGATAGAAGTCATATCTTTCTTCAGCGTTATCAAGAAAGTCATGGCCGATACTATTATCAAAAGAAACACCAAGAGCGTCGGAAAGAATTTTTGGAATTGTTCCGACTGAAATGTTGCTTTTGTTTTTATCATCATCAACGATCTTGATGGCCTGCATCAGTGCATTATACAAGGCTTTGTCTTTACAGAATTCTTCAGTTTTATCAACAACCCATCCTTCTTCATATTCGGATTTGGAAATAGAAGAAATATACTTCACCAAATCTTTATACGTCGACTCTGGTATATTGTTTATTGTCTGAAGATCGACAAGAAGCGACTCTCTTGTTGGAATTTTGTTATATTTGGCAACAAACGAGTCAATAAGTGAGAAGAGAATTTTGTAAGACTGCTCTTGAAAATATTCTACTTTGATAAACGGAATAACCTTTCTTGCATAATTTTCATTATTGATTAGGCTCGAAAATATGGCGTCTTCAATTCTCTCTGATAACATCTATTCTTCCTCTTCATATACCTCTTCGACTTCAGTCTCTAGATCACCAGTTCCATAAGAAAACTTCTTTTGTACATATGCTTCAATTTTTTCTAGAACCTCCTCAGTATAATACTTTTCTGGTTCGCGATTAAGTGCTTTTTCAAAAATAGTTTTACCATCAGGCATTTTCAACTTATTACCGACCTTTACAAAGACACCAGCTTCTTCAGCGATTTCTGCCAAACCATAATATCGGTCAAGACCACTAGAGTAAGAAAGTCTTACTTGTACCTGTTGATTTTCTTTTGAAAGACGAGATTTATACATCTTTACTGTGATCAGGTTACCAACAATACCAGTACCTTCTCTATCTTTTTTCTTAGAAAGCATTGCAATTGTTGTTGCCGCAAACTTGAAACCAGACCCACCAGAAATTTCGTTTGTTGGCACATACGCACCCACAGCGGCATACACGTGGTTAGTAATGATCAGAGGAATCTTGGCCCTTGCTAGTTTAAGAGTTAGAACTCGGAAAGCAGCTTTGATTACCTGTGCTTTGGTCATATCCCGAGTTTCTTTGCCTTCAGTAGAATCTTCAAGTTCTTTTGTCGTAGACATCATGCCGAGTGAGTCCAGAACCATCATCATCTTTGGTCTCTTGTTCTCTGGCTTTGCTACGTAAGAGTCGATGATCTTAAGAGCATGATGGCGAAACTTCTGGATAGTTTCCTGTTCTGAAATAACAACCCTAGAAGTATCGATCCCTCGGCTTTCCATCATATCTTTTGTGACTGCTGCTTCGGTATCATAATAGACAACAAAGCCGTCGTCGTTTGCATCAAGAAAGTTCTTGACAATACCAAGAACGAAGAAGGTCTTTCCGGTAGCAGACTCGCCCGCGAAACCAGTTACTTTATTATCGGCAATACCACCATGAATTGATCCAGAAAGAACAGCGTTTAGGGCGTATGAACCTGTATCAACGAATCCTGAAAATTCTCCTGCTGATTGTCCATCAACAGCAATAGTGGTGTTTTCATCACCAATCTCTGCAATAAAATTTCTTAGAAAGTCATTCTTCTTTGCCATATTCATTTATCCTCTAGAATGGTGTCGGCTTCGATAACAATTTGATCCAAAAGCTTTTCAAACTGTTGAATCTTTTCTTTTCTGTTTGGCCAATTGATAATTGGTTTTGTGTCTGCGTCTTTAAGAAGATTATTAAGAAGTGGGTTAATCTTAGCAGCCATATTATGGACACATAGGTTCATACTATTCAATTTTGTTTTGAGTAAATTAACTTGAGCAACAAGCTCATCCATATCACTAGTAATCTGGCTTCTTTGTAGTATATCGGTTTCGTCTTCTAAAGTAAAGCCGAAATCAAAAGTAGCGTCAACTCTTTCTTTCATAGAATAATCTCCGTTAATGTCATAATAATAACAACCAACGCAAACACAATTGCAGCAATTCGAGTTTCAAAATTAAATGGATCTCTCATTATGACCAAAAATCCTCTAGTGTTGATACCTTCTCGTTATTCCAGCCAATAGTTTCGGTAATACTCTTAAGTGGTTCGATGAACCCTTTATTGAACTGCATATCCCTGTCGATATAGTCGTCCATTTTAAATTCTTTCGGAAGTTCAGAAGGACAACCAAGAACCTGGGTGTTATACTTGTTTGGAGTTTTCATGTAAGAGAATTTAATCTTGGAACCTGAAACAATTTTCTCATATTTGTTTTGAAGTTTTAAATCATCAACAATCTGATTAAACATCATAGAAGCTTTGACGTGGATGGGCGTCCCAGAAAGATAAGTTCCATTCTTTCCTTCCCACTTCTCAATGTCCTTGACACCTCGAGGGAACGCAATATCCTCAAACGGAAGAGTTTGGAATTTCTCTTTAGTCTTTGCAACAAACTCATGTAGATCTTCTTCGGACTTATTCATAACAATCTCAAAGGCCGATTTGAGTGCTTCCCTGCAGGCAGTAGGGGTTGATGACTTGATAGCTTCGATACCCATCATCTTGAGTTTGGGTTTCTCGAAACGAATACCTTCAAGGTCAAGCATGTTGAGGATGTACATCTTCTTGGCTTTCCAGATTGCACGATCAGCAATTGCTTCTCGGTTCATCTCAAGCTTCTGTTCATAAGAAGACATATACTCATGGAGTCTTTGACATGCATCATCAACACAAGGCTTGAGTTTCTGCTCAACCACTTTATCAATGAAGTTCACAATCTTGTTCTTGTCAGTTTCGTTGGGGAGAAACTTCTTGACCATATCATCAAGGGTTATATAGTTGGAGTCGGTGTCAACAGCAATGACGTAATCTTTGTTCTTGGTGCCAAGTGTCTTATTGAGATATTGGTTGATGCTCTGTTCAACCCAGCGAATAGCCATTTGGCCTGAAGTTGTAACAGCTTCAGCAATATCAGCATTGAACCACCTAAAATAAATGTTGGCAAGTGCACCGTAAGCCGAGTTCAGTTTAATCTTCAGTGCTTTCTGTCTATTGTCGAGAGCAGAAATAGTTTTCTCAAGTTCTTTGTTCTTGGTTTCGTTGAACTCTTTCTTGATCTTCTTTAGTTCCTTCTGAGCAGCTGCACGGTCATCATACAACTTCTTCATGAGAGCAGGAAGAAAGCCAAGTTTCTCTTTAGAGTAATATGTGCCGTTGGCACAGTAACTATAGTCTTCGGGTGCCTGGAAATCGCCCTTGAGGAGTTCATCGACTGTCGGGAATCCTTCAATCATACCAACGAGCGTTTCGGGAGAAATATTATAGGTCATTATGAGGTGTGGATACAGACTCTTGAAGTCCATAGAAACAACCCACTCGCTCATACCGATCTTGGGTTCCTTTACGTATCCACCAACGATTTCTTTCTCGGGCTTCTTCTTGAACTGGGGGATGACGATGTTTTGTTCAAGAAGATAGTTGTGAATAATTACGTCCCACTGTTTAACTGAGCCAAGCGTATCTTCGAAGTTGATCTTTGAGTCGAACGCAATAGCATAAACAAGCTCAATCAACTTCATCTTATCTTCAAGT